TTTGTGGAGATAGAAGATCATCACCCAAAAGGCTATATTTAGCCCACTGCCTGACAAGTTCTTTTACTTTTTCACAATTCTTTAGATATGTTGTGCCGACAAGTAATTCTTTTCCGTCCCTGTAATGAACCGCTATATCACAATCAATGGTGTCAAATAATATGGGGTATTGCTGAACAACAGCATCGGCATCAAGATATAAAAGGTTTTCATTGGGGTATAAATCGAAAGCTTCCAATGTCAAAGGGTGCATTGACAGCAAAGTCTTTTTCCATGTTTCTTTTTTGGGGATAGCTTTTATGGTGTGTGGAATGTCAAAACGAATAAGCGAAGAAGTCAGTTTCTTAATGGCTTCGCCATATATTTCGTCATCTGTGTAAAAAGCTATTACTCTGTAAGGTTTCATTCTGGTTCTGCCTCGTTGAAGGCCGGCATATCCTGTTCAATTTGGTTCTGTTCGTCTTCTGCGGTAATACCTGGTCTTGTCTTTTCGCCCTGCTGTTTCAAGTAATAATAAGTTTCAAAAGACATCCCACCATTTACCCAATCATTCATTATTGCGGTGAGTTCTTCCGGTGGCATTTTAGAGTCTATAAAATCTCTTGACATTGAGAAGGCGCTTTCAGGATCAACATTAGTGCCTAAAAATAAGTTAGCGTATTCAATTACAAGTCTATAACCGGATTCAACAGCGTCTACAATCGAGCTTAATGTGGCCCCTTCTGCGCCCTGTTTTAATCGTGTTGTCTCTTCGGACTCAACACCTTTTTTTGGGTCTTGAAATAGCCTTGCGCCCAAATAAACCATCCAGCCTGTGAAGATGCTTATTGCTGTTACAATTTCAACCAATCCTTTGCCGTCAAATTCTACAAAATAAAACTTCGCACCTTCATTTACTGATACAAGAGCCGTTCCGCTTCCTAGCTTGATATTAGGCCCTTCTTCTGAATCCACACCCGTTGCCGCAAGAGTTGGAAGTGCTGTAAACTTTAGACCGTGTTTCCAATCGGCTATGGTCTGATATTGAGATATAGCAACAGCTACCATATCCTGAATTGGTGAAACTTCAACCTTGGTTGAAACTGCCTGTGGATTGATAACGATAAAAGGTATAAACCTTAAGGCTTTGTCTCTTGCCGTTGGAATTAGTATCTCTACAATTTCCCAATCTAGCTTGTCATCGTGGATTACTTCTTCCCAAAGCCTTACCGTATAGACACCATCAATCAGCATCAATTCACGGTACACAACAACAATAATGTCTTTTCCGTCTTCGTCAACACCGTCTCTTGATTCTTTCAGAACAACCTGAACCATATTACCGGCTTTGTCTTTTTTTATTTTCCTTATTTGGAACACATCGTATGTGGTGGTGATAACATTTAGTACTGAGGGCGGGTCTGTCTGAACGGGCATATCAACTAGAATTCCGGTTCGTCCGTATGTAATATCTTCTTTAATAGTTCCCTTCACTCTTTCGGTTGTAATCAGGTCAATCATTCTACCATTCAAGTTTATTTCAGGTTCTTTAAGTAGCGCTGAACCCGTTAAGCCGTTCACAGTCCTACCCACCGCACCCGGATAAAGACCCCTTGCAAGATAGGCGGCATATTCCGCGTCTGTTTGATCTGCTATGATCTTCGGCAAATACGTTTGCCCTCCTGCCTTTACTGCAATATCGCCTTTAACAAAATCCCTGTCAGCTTCCCAAGCTGTAAGGTTATCTTCATACTCTTGACTAACATCGGTAATTGCCATGATTGCTCCGCTTATTTAGGTTCTGGCTGTTGGTATAAAAAGTAAATCATATTTTTCATCTTCTTTTTTCATCATTTTTGTAATATGCAATTTCCCAAACATTTTAAGACAAACACGGTAGAATTTTGCAATCCATGTTTTCATTTTGTCTTCGATGAGGGTTTTTTTGAAAAGATCATTAACCGCGGGCATATATTTTATGGATAATAACTCCCGCATCATAAGGCTGAACAAAGCATCGTGTATAAATGCTGATCTCATAGCCTTGGGTGTGTCCGGCCCGCCTGTAACACCGTCTGATAAAAGTCCGGGTAGAATGTGTAACATTCCGGTTGTCATAAGCTGAATGTATTTTGTCTTGACGGCTTTCCTTGGTTTAATGCCGGTCTGTATGCTTAATTTCTGCCACAACCGATATTTATTAGGATCGTTTTTTGGTAGCACTTCATATATAATGCTTCCGTTTTCTAACCCTGAAAAGTTGTAACCGCATAATGGATTTTTAACGTTTATCATACTAACCCCCGTTGTTTTAATGTTTATTATATCATTTTTATGTCAAAAGTAAATAGTTTTATCCTAGTTCTTCAATACAAAGCTTAATTATTGCTCTTGCCTCAATTCGGTTATAGCCGTCAATACCGCCCTCAATAACACCGGCCCTAGCAAGAGTCCAGTATAAATCACTCTCCCAACAACTGTTCCCGAATGGCCTTTTACTATTAAAACACTCACCATCTCTAAAAAGTTTCTGTAAAAGAAGTATCAGATAACCTCTAATAGTGAGGGCTTCTTGGAGCTGGCTACTATCAATCTGAAGGTCAAGAATATCTTTTGTTTTCATTTTATTGTCCCCACTAATACTTTTCCGGTTAATGAATAATCTGTTCCCATGTGCGAAAACTTAACTGAACAATCAGAACTTGGTAATAAGGTTGCATTGTCCCATTTAAGGACAACAACTCCTGAGTCAATAATTGATACGTTATAGCGAACTGGTATTGGTTTTTGAGGTGGAACAGATTTATCACTTACAAAATCATAAAAACAAAAACAAAAACAAACAATTATTATTGCTATGACTATTACTAGATATTCTGATAAACGTTCTGCCATATTCATTTATTTATCACCGTTAATAACATGAGTAGCGTCATAAGTTATATTATGGTCAACCTTCTTTAGTCCGGGTTGTTCACGAATAACAACATCCTTTTCATCTTCCCATCTAACTGGCCTGATATTATCTACTGTTTCAATCCACGCACCCGCAAGGGGTGCGACTTGTTCTAAGGTACAAGGACCCCACTCCTCACATAAACAAAATTTACATATATATTTCATTTAGCACCCTAATAGTCTTTTTGTTATCTTCATTTTATTCCCCTTGACAGCAAAAAACCCCGCCGGTAGTGAGACATCCTTTTAAGGATTACCGGGGGGTTAAGTGCTGTCTGTGTTTTATTTTGCATTAATCTGTCTCACTAGATTTTTAAGTTATGCCTTATATATAGCATTTAAAATCACAATGTCAAGCGAAATTAACTGCTTTTACGACTGTCATTTTATTTGATTTACGATATAGTCGATAGCGAAGTTCGTCAAAAACGTGATCCTCTGAGTTTGTGTCTACGTCGTCCGGGTTTTTATCATCTCTAGGTAATGTTGGAACGGTCCGTATAAAACCGCTTGTGCAGTTGCTAAACACAAATAATCCAGGTGATTCAATGGGGTTTTCTAATGAAGCCGACAACCATGCTCTTACTTTTTCAAGTCCGGCTATCCTTGACCCAGGCCCCTTATCGGCTTTTGTCCATCTGCACCCTGAATTAGCGAAATCATTAGCCATACATTTACCGTCTATTACGTCAAAAATAGAAGAGTCAGCCGGTCCCGGTTTAATTTGTCCTATATTTTTACCATAAAAAGATTTCTTTATTTGGTTGTTTTCCATGTCAATTATCTTTTTGGCTATGGCTGTGTTTAGCATTCCAATGCCTTTATTGGGTGTTCCGTTCCAGCCGTACCATTCACAAATTCTAAAAAGAGTCTTTGCAGGGAATGTCCGGGTTGTTCCGTCTGCCATTTGAACCGGGCAGCCGTCGGATTCAGCCCACCATCCAACTGAAAAAGGTTTAGAGCTACCCCAATCGAAAGACCTGTCAATATACCAAGTTTTCGGTATAACAAAAGGTTCTATAACATGAACAGACCTTTTCCACACGTCGTCAACAGCGCCACCGGCTACAATATCCCAATCGCCATCAAGCCACGCTTTCACCAACCAATCTGGCCCTGAAGACTTTAGCCTTGATATATAACCAGGATCATGTTTTAAAAGGATCTTATTATCTTGCACTTTTGCTGGGATAAAAACACGTGTCAATACCCTGTCACCAATCTTTATTCTTTGAACAACATTAGGAGGCACGGGGTCAATATATCGCATCTTTAACCAGTTGTGACCACGCCCACCTGGATTTCCAGTTAAAACCTGTCTTGTAGGTATCCCGTGTGGTGATCTTAAACAAGCCCTTAATTTGTCTATTACTTCAGGAAAAGGCCACATTCCAGCTTCATCAAAACCCATCCATGTATACTCATGACCTTGATAATTATCAGCGTCTTTGTCTTTATCAAGATATCTAAATTTAAGTGTCGTTCCATTTTTAAAAGACCACACCCTTTTAGATTCCATAAACTTTGCTCCAAACAAAGGAAAAATTAGTCTTGCCTTGTCTGTCATATCTTCAAGTTCTGGGTATGTTCTACGAAAAAGGATGCCTTTTGAATACTGGCCGTACCTTAACTGTGTTTTATACCAATCAAGCAGGACACCATATGACTTGCCGCCACCCCTTGCACCGCCATAAAAAATGTCTTCACAGGGGCAGGATATTAGAGAATATTGCGGACCTTCCTGTGGATATATTTTTAAGATTTTTTATCTTCTTTCTTTTCTTTTTGTTTTTCTTCCCATTCTTCTACTGACTTGTATGTGTCAGGAGCAATAAACACGGCCGATTCTGTCTTTATGTCTGCTGTTAAATCTATTCCTGTTTTTTCACTCCAGCCAAACACAAGCTGGAAAAATAGCTTTGCTGAAGAAGCATCACCTTTTTCTGCTTTGTTTGCCAGACCGTGCAACACCCGATCAGCTCTTGCTTTTAATTGGGGTGTTATGCTGTCAAGCTTAAGGTCTTTAAAGTGCTTTTGTACGGTAGGTATAGACAACCCGCATTCTTTAGCAATCTGCGGATTTGATGGTGGTTTTTTTAACGATTTAAACAATGTTACATAGGCATCTTGGATAATAAGATGGTTTTTTTCCCATGTTGATTTTCTTTTTTCTTTATCTTCTGACATGGATAACTTTCAGATACTTTGTTTTGATTGTTTTTGGAGCGTCAAGGTCGGACTCGCACCGCCTTCTTCTGCCTGGTCGGTAGGTGCATCACTATCAATGCTTTTGACGCGCTTTTAATGTAATCTTTTCACCTTTATACATACCTGCATTCGTTTTGTCAATGTCCGATGTTAATTAATGATGCTTTTGTTTTGCAATACTGACATATAACTTTTTTCATACTTTATCAGTACCACACAAAATCCTTTTATTGATTAATCCTGTTTCACAGCCATTACAGCAAGATCCTTCTTCACCGGATTTATCAAGGCATTCCTGGCGGGTCATAATGTCTTTGGTCTGTTCACACATAACCTTATCGTGTTCATCTTCAATGGCTCTGCAATCAATGGCGCTATCAGATATAATATTCGTTCTTAAAATCTGATTCATTAATACTTTTCCGTGTTTAGCTCCGGTTGACAGTGCCGTAAGCATATGCTTAACTCTTTTTTCTGACTGGCTAAAATATCCTAATTGAACCATAGCATCTTCTAGCTTTAATAGACCGGCTAAGTGTCTTTTTCTCTGGTCTGTTATTTCTTTTAATTCATCCTGTAGTAATCCCATCTTTGATCTCCTTTTTATATTGTTGGATTTCTCTGAAAAACATTAATTGTTCACGTTTCAATTCTATCATTTCGGGTGGTATTTGGCTTCTTTTTATATCATACCTTTTTATTAATTGTGTTGCTATATATGCTTCAACCAATTCTTTTACGTATCTATTTTCTTTTATTTTTTTACGTTCCTTGTATAACAATCTATATTCTTTTTGTTGTTTTTTAATTTTTAAATCATGTTTTTTTATGTATTCTTTTTGTTGTTTTTTAATTTTTAAACTATTCTTTTTAATGTATTTTTTAATGTTTTCTGTATTTTCTAAGCGATATTTTTTATTGTATTCACTTTTTTTAAATCTTGTGTTTTTTTGATTCTCAATTCTACAATAAAAACAAGTTCTATTTTTATTAGACCTCAAACTCTTTTCCGTACCAT